AAGATTCAGTGATAATACTGTGCTTCCTATTAACATATTTATTAAATAACATCATTAAATTTTATGGCACAATTAAAATTTTACAGAGGGTTAAAAGCCAATTATGTAGCTGAAACTACTCACAAGGATGGGATTTACTTTGCTACAGACACCAATGAAATCCTTATGAATGGTAAGGCTTACACAGGAGCTCTAGCTGCTGGTAAAGTCGTTACTAATGTAGCCTTGTCTTCTGATAAAAGCAAACTGGTCATTACTTACTCTGATACCACTACAACAGAGATTGAAGTAGGTAGCGGTAAGTATACATCAGCTATTGAGGACAAAGATTTAGCTATGCCTAATGCTGTCGGTGGTATCGCTAAAGGAACTAAGGTAAGTGCTCTGGAAGGACAGACATATGATTATATGTGGGATGAACTGCTGTTCCCTACTATTAATCCTACATTTACTGCTCCTACTGCAAGCATCTCATTTAAGAGTTATTCAACTCCTCAAGAAGTTGGAGCTACTGCACCTACTGCTGCTAACTTCAACACTAGTCTTAATAAGGGAGCTATTACCTTAAATGGAACAAAACAAGCAGACAGGTCTGGTAACTTAGATGCAGATAATTCATTTATCTTCGTAAATGGACAAGAGTCTAACACAACTCTGCCTACTACTGTAACGCTTGGTAATACTACTTATACTTATAAGGCAGCTTATTTGCAAGGACCTCAACCTAAAGATAACAAAGGAAACAATTATAGCACTCCACTTGCAGCTGGTTCGGTTAATTCTTCAGCTATCACACTTAATGGTACATATCCTTGGTATGCATCTACAAGTACAGCTTCTTCTGGTACGCCTGTGGTTAAACAAGCTCTTATTGCTTGGAATGCTTCTACTGGAGCTATGACTACTCCTAGATTTGAATTACAACCTTCTGGTACTCTTCCACAGGTATTCAAGCTGCCAAGAGCTGTCACTCAACTTCAAATGTTGAACACAGTATCAGGTAACATGGAAGTTATAGGACTTAGTGACTGGACTAAGACAGAAGAAGAGATTACTATTGGAACCACACCTGTAACTTATTCAGTTTACACTTACAATGGTTCTACTAGAGGTTCAGTAACTTTAATCGCTAAATTCTAATTTGACATATGGCAAGAAATAAAGGTACATTCCAATTTGCAGCCAACTTTGAGGTTAAACTTCAAGGTGCTTTAGACCCAAGAATCTTAGTAGATAATAAGTCTGAACTTATTAATAAAGAGACTTGGCCGTATGATGGCGATACTATCTACGTATATAATGGATTGCTAGTAGCCGTTGCTGCTGATAAGGCAATTTATATGCTAGTTGATAAAGATAAAATTCTGGAAGCAGATTACTCCGGATGGAAACAAATGGACGTTGCTGCTGCACAGACAGTAGAGATTATTGACAACTTAAATTCTTCTTCTACCACTGCTGCATTGTCAGCTAATCAAGGTAGAGTATTAGGACAGAGAGTTACTACCCTTGAGGGCAAAATTTCTTCTGTATATTCATACAAAGGCTCCAAAGCTACTTATGCAGAACTTCCTAGTGATGCAGCAGCAGGTGATGTATGGAATGTAGAGGAAGCTCATGACAATCATCCAGCTGGTACTAACTGGGCATGGACTGGTACAGCATGGGATGCTCTGGGTGGAGCTATTGACCTGTCTGCATACTACAATAAGACTCAAGCAGATGCTGCAATTGCAGCTGCTGTTGATGCAGAGAAGACTTTAAGAGAAGCAGCTGATACTGCATTAGGCGGTAAAATTACTACTAATACTCAAGCTATTGCTAAGATTAATGGTAGTGCTGATGCTGAAGGTTCTCTAGCTAATACTCTGAAACAGGCTAAAGATTATGCAGATACTAAAGTTAGTGATGTTAGTAATTTAGTAGCTAATAAAGTTGATAAGGTAGAAGGTAGTACTCTGATTCCAGAAACTAAACTTGCACTTATTGACACTAACGCTTCAGATATTGATGCTCTAGAAGTTAGAGTTGCTGCTAACGAGGCTAAACTTGTTGGAATCACCACTACTGTAGTTTCGACAATTAATACAGCTATCGATGCAGCTATGGCTTGGCACGAAGTAACTGAATAAAACACATAATATATTAAAATGGAGAAAATGTTTGTACACGTAGCGAAGAAGTCCACATTTACCAGTGAACTACAAGAACAATACACCAATAGTATTGTTTTCATTAAAGATTCACAGGAGATTTATACTCATGGAACGTTCTACGCTATTCCCGATTCTTACAAAGGCAAAATTACTTCATTGGAGAGTGCTGTGGCAGCTTTACAGGCTGCCAAGGCCTTCTCTAAAGTTTCTGACGGTACTAATGTTGCAGAGTCTCCTTCTCATGACGGAACTCTTAAATTCAACAAAGGCTCTAATGTAAATATCACTGTCGGAACAGATGGAGTAACAATTAGCGCTACAGATACTAAATACACACAAGGTTCTGGTATCTCTATTGAAGGTACTACAATTAATCACTCTAATTCAGTAACTGCTGGCACAGCTAAAGGTGATAATAGTAAAACATTAGCATTTGGTGGAACGTTTACTATTCCTAGCATTACTTATGATGCACAAGGACACGTTACAGCTAAAGGAACCACTACAATGACTATGCCAGCTGCTCCTTCATTTACTAACTGGCAAGCTAAGAATGTTGTTGGCGCTTCTGCTACAGCTACAGCTAATGCAGCAACTACTAATGCTACTACATTCTTGAACTTAATTGAGAATGGTGCAGTAAGAAGCTCACATCAAATTACTGGTACTGGTAAAGTAACAGTTACAGCTGATGCTACTGGTAAAGTAACAATTAATGGTGCTGCAACCACGGCTGCTTCTGGTTCTGCTAATGGTACTATTGCAATTGACGGAACTGATGTTGCTGTTAAAGGATTAGGTTCTGCTGCATATACAGCATCATCTGCATATGCAACTGCTGCTCAAGGTACTAAGGCTGATAATGCTGTTCCAAATACTAGAACTGTAAACGGACATGCACTTAGTGCTAATGTTACTGTTACTAAAGCTGATGTAGGCTTAGGTAACGTAACAAATGAATCTAAGGCTACAATGTTTACAAGCCCAGCGTTTACTGGAACTCCTACAGCTCCTACTGCTGCTGGTGGAACTAATACTACTCAAATTGCAACTACTGCATTTGTAATTAACGAGATTGGAAGTAAGATTTCTGCTGCTCAAGCACTTAGATTCAAAGGAACTATTGGCACAGACGGTGATGTAACTGAACTTCCAGCTAATCACACAGTTGGAGATACTTACGTAGTTAAGGCTGCTGGTAACTTTGCGGGCGAAGGCTGTGAAGCAGGTGACATGATTATCTGTGTTAAATCTGGAACGACTGCTGCAAATGGTGACTGGTCAGTTATTCAGAGAAACTTAGACGGTGCTGTTACTGGCAAATCCCTAACTGCTAACACAGTAATTTTAGGTAACGGTGGGTCTACTGTTAAAGCTCTAGCTAATGGTACTGCTGGATACGTACTGAAAGCCACTGCTAGTGGTCCTGCATGGCAAGCAGAGAAGGACACAGTTTATACTCACCCTGCTGGAGGTGCTCCTAGTAAAACTTCTGGATTCTATAAATTCAGCACAGATTCTACTAGCCACGTTGCTTCAGTAACCGCTGTTACTAAGGCTGATATTACAGCTTTGGGTATTCCAGGAGCTGATACTAATACTACTTATACGTTCGTTGGAGGAAACGGCTCATTCAGCGTAACTCCTTCTGGAGGTTCTAAACAAACAGTTAGTATTGGTAAACCTGCTACTGCTGGTGCGGCTGATACTGCTGCTAAGTGGGCTACTGCTCGTACTATCACAGTTAGTGGTGGTGTAACTGGAAGTGTTTCTTTAGATGGTTCTGCTAACGTTACACTAGCTACTACTCTAGCCAATCTGGCTTCTAATAAGGTAACTGCAATGACTGGTTATACCAAACCGTCAAATACAGGTGCAATTGCTGCTGGTGATTCACTTAATGCCGCTATTGGTAAACTAGAAGCTGCATGGGATTGGGTTGAACTATAATATATGTACAAGAAGGAGGGAGTAGCATCCCTCCTTTATTTTATAATGATTAAAATTTAAGTGATATGGCAATTAATAAGAAATTAATTCACTTTAATAAGAAAACTACTTTTAACTCACAGAAGTTATCAGCCAATGCTTCTAATACTCAATATCAGGTAGGAGGTACTGGAGCTGTTCAGACTGGAGCTCCTGACATTAACTATCAATCTATAGTTTATATTAAAGATTCTAAAGAAATTTGGACACACGGACAGTTCTATGCTACCGCTGTAACATGGAGTACCATTACAGGCAAACCTAGCTTTGCTACTGTAGCTACTTCAGGTAATTATAATGACTTGAGTAACAAGCCTACAATTCCTACTAAGTTACCTACTCCAAACGTATTAACCTTTACTGGTGCAGTAACAGGTACATGGGACGGTAGTGCTGCTAAAACAGTAAATATACCTTCTGGTTCCTCATATACACTACCATTAGCGTCAAACAGTACTCGTGGAGGTATCAAGTTATCAAGTAGCACACAGGGAGGAACTCCTAACGGAATTACTACAACTTCAGGCAGAACATATGCTGTTCAGGTTAATAGTAGTGAGCAAGCAGTAGTAAATGTTCCTTGGACTGATACTAAATATACTCTTCCTACTGCTTCAGCTACTACACTTGGTGGTGTAAAAGTAGGAAGTGGTTTGGCAATTAGTAATGGTGTTCTATCTGCTACAGGTGGTGGAGAAGCCGACTCAGTTGCATGGGGCAATGTGACAGGTAAACCATCATGGATTGGTTCTTCTAAACCTTCTTATAGCTGGTCAGAAATCACAAGCAAGCCTACCTTAGTTAAACAAGTAGAACCTGGAACTCCCAGTACGGATTGGCAATCAGCGTATGTTCCATTAGATGTTACATACAGTGATACGTCTATTTCTCATAAAATCATTTCTTTACCTATGGCTTCTCCAGCAAGCGGTAATAGTCAAGGTCGTGCAGGTTTAATAACTGGTGTTGATAAGAAGAAACTTGATGACTTTACAGATACAAAGAACACAGCAGGTGCAACAAATTCTTCTGATAGACTATACCTAATTGGAGCTACATCACAAGGAGCTAATCCACAAACTTACAGTAAGAATGGTGTTTACATAGAAGATGATGGAATTCTTATGTCTTTGCAAGGATTTGAAGGTGGTGCAATTACATCAACAGCAGCTATCTATGCAGCTAATGGATTCTTTGATACATCTGATGCTAGAGTAAAAACTAACGTAGTAGAAATTGATGCAAGTAAAGCTGATGCTGTTAGACTAGTAGAGTTTGATAGAACAGACAAAAAACATCATGGTTATGGAGTTATTGCTCAAGAGCTTGAGAAAGTATATCCAGAAATGGTGAACACTGATGATGAAGGATTCAAATCAGTTAATTATAACGAACTTGCTATGGTTAAAATTAAATATCTAGAGGATAAAGTTGCAAGACTTGAAGCTCTAGTTGGAAGATTACTCGCAGAGTGATTGTTATAATCACATAATGTTTTCATTAAGAAGGTCGCCAATAGGCGGCCTTTCTTTGTTTGTACCTGATTACTAAAACCACCTATGCAATAAATTAATTGTTAACGAGTGTTAAATAATTTGGTAATGTCCAGAATTTAACGTAACTTTGCAACATCGAATTTGGAAGTATAGTATATTTATATATTATGCCCTCAACAGATATTGTATTATTTATCGTAAATTTATTTAATTATGGCAGAATTTCTAACAATGGACGAAGCTAAGTCAAAGTTCGGTACTAAAGGAAGAACAAACGCTGGACTTACACTTGGTATTATCGGTACTGCATTAGCAGCTTTCGCTGGAAACAACGGAGGATGTGGTTGTGGTAACGGTGGCGGAATCCTTGGAAACCTCTTTGGAGGTAACAACAACTGTTGCGCTATGCAGGCAGCTGAAAATGCTAAAACCTTAGCTATGGCTCAAGGACAGCAAGCTGATAACCTATCATGGGCGAACAGAGTACAATCAATGCAAGACGACATTGACCTGTACACTTACGTTAACAGCCGTGCTTTGGCTACTAACGAGAGAATCGGTAACGAGTCTCAAATTTTAACTAACCAAATCTGGAAAGGTAGAGTAGAAGACCTTCAAGAGAAGAGTGCAATGTACGTAGATATCGTATCTCGTGATAATGCACAGAATTTAAGATTATGTGATGAGCTTTACAAGAGGAGAGAACAAGATGTTCAGGAGAAAGCTGATTTGTTCGCTAGACTAAGTACTAGAATCTCTGATTTAGAGAAGAAAGAAGCTGCTACAGCTGCTGCTCTACCTCTAATGTTCGAGCTTAACAAAGTTAATGCTGAAAGATACACTGATGCTTGCTGCTGCAAGTCTGAAACTAATCTGTTAATGACTGCTAATGGATTACAGCGTCAACTTGACCACAAGATTGATGGACAGTTGAAATATGCTTACAGTGACCTGTGTGCACCTGTTCCAAGTATAGCTCCACTATACTGTAGCCCATTCACAAGTTACGGAACTGGCATGTATGCTGGAACTGCTGCTAGTAACTTCAACGCTGTAAATACAGCTATTAACACAGTTACAGGCGGATGTCCTTCTTGTACAGCCCAATAACTTAAGATAACCCATAAAAGGGAGGCTACAATCTAAGTGGTCTCCCTTTTATTATTTAATTCAAATTTAATTATCGTATGAAAGTTAAAATTACACCAACTGGAGAAAGTGCTCAAGTAATGGAGTTTAATGTATCGTTACCGTGTGGGGCAAATGCATCAATTGCTCCTGTGTCTACATTAACAGTTACACAGAGATGGGCAAAAGTCGTTAACGTTTCAACTACAGGAACGGAGTACGTACAAGTTACTAAATTTGATGTTATTCACAATATCCAATACACTGATTGTAAAGGAAATGTAAGAGTGTCTACAGAGTCTACATCTACGATTATGGAGACTGCTGCAACTAGTGAAACTATTACCACTTTGACACCAACAGTAACTAAAGTTATAGATGTGATTATACCTAACGGAGTTAGTATTGTTAGTCAACAAGTACTTGATGAATTGCCTACTTCTCTTCCTGTTAAGGGACATTGTGCATATTCAGTATTTGATGTTAGAGTAACACCTGCTCCTGCACCAACAGCCGCAATTGCGTCAGTAGCTAAATCTAAATAACATGTTTGGACAACCATTCGGTAGTAACTACACGGATTTACAGAACCATTACATGCAACAATTACAAGCGATGCAACAAGCTCAACAAGCACAGCAGAAGACCCAACCTATTCTAGATGAAATAAACAGAGAGGTTGGGTCTCTGTCTTTAGATGAGCAGAAGGTTCTAGCACAGATGCCAGAATATCAAATGGCTAAGCAAACCTATGAAGCTGGCTTTATGTCATTCTTAGGCACTAAGTTTAGTCAAGAGTTCGTGTCATCAGCAGATGGTAAAGTAGCAGCTGATAATCTATTAGCTACTATTAGAAAGAGTAAAGAGCACATTCATGCTCAATTAAAAGCTAAAGAAGATAAGGTTAACACATTATTAGAACTTGTGGAACAGGACCCAGAGATTAAGAAGAGATTAGACGAAGTTATGTTAAGTAAAAGTAAGTAATGAGCGATAAAGAAATTGTATTTCAAGCTATTAATAAGTATGCTAAAGACTTGGCGAGTAACCTATTTCATTTTAATAGCGTGGCAAGTCAAGCTGTTATCACATACGTAGTTAAGAATATGGAAGATAAATATGGTAAGTATTTAGACATATTCACAGATGTGCACGGCAATATTAATCTAGAGTTGCTTGCCAATGCAGTTAAAGCAGAGATGAAAGAGAAGTCTGCTGATGGGTTTGTAGTTAACATTCTTAACAAGCCAGTAAGGTTTGGAGAGGACGACGTTAATCAATTAGTAGAAATATTTAAGACATTTAAACAGAACAATTAATCCAAATTCGAGCCATGATTAATTTACGATTAGAGAGAACTTATAAAGGTGTGTCTTATACTATAGGGAAGCTGTACCTAAACGGTAAGTATTTCTGTGACACTCTTGAGGATACAGACAGAGGGCTGAAAGATACTATGCCTACAGAGGAAATTGAGAAGATTAAGGTGTATGGTAAAACCGCTATACCTACCGGCACATATAAGGTTGATATGAATACAGTCAGTCCTAAGTTTAAGGATAGGACTTGGGCTAAGCCATATAGTGGTAAATTACCTAGATTATTAGATGTTAAAGGTTACAGTGGAGTTCTTATTCACGTTGGTAATAAACCAGAAGATACATTGGGATGTCTTTTAGTTGGAGAGAATAAGGTTAAAGGGCAAGTTATTAATAGTACTGCTGCATTTAATAGACTTATGACTGAACTTAATAAGGACAAGAATATAGAAATAACTATTGAGTAATGAGCAACTTTGATAAATTATTTGGAAGAACTTATAGTACAGTAGGTAACTCTGATTCTGACTTTATTATTAAAACTAGAGGACAGGTTAAGGTACAATGGGGCAAGAAGTTCATTGACATTATAAAGGACGGTAAACTTAATGTTGATGTCACTTTAATAAAGGAGGTTTCAAGCATAGATAGTATTACATCTGATGGAATTTACATGCTTGAGGGAAGTAATACTGTAGTAGTTAGGATTAATGGAGTAACTGTGTCTTTAGTAAGTGATAATTCTGACAACTATGTGTCGTTTATAAGACCTCAATTAACAACTGATGAACAGAAGAAACAGGCACAACGTAATATAGGATTAAGGTACTCTACTATACAGGAAGCTATTACTGATAGCGCTTATAATGGGATATTGTTTATAGATTCAGATAAGAAGTTGTATATAGCAGAGGACGGAGTATACACTGAATATTTATCTGACATATCAAATCCTTATAATAAGCAAATTCTTATAAAGAAGACTATTAAGAGGGAAGGAGAAGGTATCGGGGCTCTTGTGGTCAGTGGTAACGGTGAAGATAATTCTCTTGTAATAGGTTCACAATTACAGGGTCTCCAGGTATATAAGGAAGATAGTAATGCCGTAGTTAAAGGCGTAGGGACTATGATAGAAATATACTCTGACGACTCTCACCTGATAGAGCTTGCGTCTACTGGAGTTACTTTCAAAACTAGGACTGCCATAGAAGACACATTAGTTGGTGATATGATACAATCTACCAACAGCAGTAGCATTTCCGGATACAGATTATATTATGATGAATACTCTGAAGAATCAACGCTAGAGGTAGACAACTTGATAACTAGAAACTCAGTTAGCTACGTAGATATAACATATTCCGATTTATATGATTTGTGCCAATCTGGAAAGTTAAAAGTGTCACAACTTTATAGAATTTCTGACTTTCAAAACGAATGGGCATTAACTAGTGAAGATGATATTGTGTTGAATGATAAGTATCAAATGGAAGATAATGGCGAAATCATATATGATGATAATGGTCAGCCCATAGTAGAGACTCCTAAAAATGTAATTCCAATTGTAGTATTTGCTAATACAAGCAGCTCTGTTATAGGTAGGTATCTGGCAGATGACATACGACTTCTTATAGACTATGACATCAGTTTCAATCAAAATATAAATGGATTAACAGCTAAAGGGAGAATCACTAAATTAACAGATGAGAAGGGTAATTCCTGTAACTATGACTTTAAACATCTAAAATTTAAAATCACCGAAGACGGTGTAGATAAGTGGATTTATACATTTAGAAACGGAGAAGAAGATTTAAGTTTAACTGATACATGTAGGAATAATGTATTAACTGTTAATAATTATGAGATTAAATCTGAAACTGTAACTGTACGTGATAATGGTAATATTGTTACATTACAAGGAACTCTTTCTGATAACAACTTTGGAACTATTAATAGCAACTTTAACTTCTCCGGGACTGCTAATAAATTGAATGTGTCCGGAACATTAGAGAATGTAACATTTAAAGAAGATTCTACTATAGATGAGGTAGCTATTAGAAGTCTTACTAACGTAACATTTAATGAATCGTTCTCAAGGACTACATTCCATTCAGATATAAACGATGTTGACTTTGATACTACTGTATACGCTTTACTTTATGATAATGAAAAGGTAAAAGATGTATATTACAACAATAATACAGTCTCTGTTATTTGTATTCCTGATATGTCAACTGCAACATCTGGAATACCTGCGGGCACAATAGTAATGTATAACGGAACATCTGGAATACCTGCGGGCTGGGCTATATGCGATGGTACTGAAGGTACTCCTAACTTGACTGGCAACTTCATTAAAGCCAGTGAAACTGCTGGTGAAACAGGGGAATTTATACCTGCAAGCTCCGGTAGTTCAACTGAAACTCCTATTACATATTACTCATTAGTGTTTATTATGAAATTGGCTTAATGGAGATAGCAATATTTAGTGATAGATTACTAATTTACGTTAAATTAAGAATAATTAGTCTTTAATTTTAAGGTATGGAAATTTATCACTAAATTTGCAAATAACTTTAAAAGGGAATAATATGGACATGAAATTAGAAGAATTAGGTTTTGACGATGAAGACCTGCTAGGTGAAGACGGTGTAGTGCAAACAGGAGACCCTGATGATGACATTAAACGTTGGATTGACAATGATACTCCAGTAGATTTGGATGAACCATTGGACAATCAAGAACCACCTAAAGAAGGTGACGGAGATACAGAACCTACAGAGGATGATTTAATCACAACTATGCTCAAAGCTAAAGGAATCAATCCAGAGGCTATTAAGTTCCAAAATGATAACGGAGAAGTAGAAGAAATTCCATTCTCTGAACTATCTAGGGAAGAGCAATTAGAGCTTTTAAACTATGATGATACAGATTATAATTATGGTTTAGAGCCAGAAGAGATTGACCTTATTAACGAGCTTAGAAGAAATAATTTAAGTGTAGATGACTACCTGGAATCTCATAGACGTCAAGCTATTCAGGATTACCTAGACCACCTAGAAGATGAACCAGAATATCAAGTAGATGGCATGACAGATGATGAACTATTTATTGCAGATTTAAAGGCAAATGTCCCAGAACTTACTGATGATGAAGCTTTAGAACAGTTAAATCTTGAGAAGCAAAACGAAGCTCTCTTTAATAAGAAGATGAGCGGAATGAGAGCTAGCTATCAGCAACGCGAAGAAGCAGCTATGCAGCAAGCTCAAGCAGAAGCAGAAGCTCAACAGAAAGAAATGTATGAAGCTTACGAAGACGAAATTTTACAAGCTATTCAAGATAACGAAACTATAGATTTGGGAGAGTCATCATTAACGCTATCAGAGGACGATATGAATGAAATTGCTTCCTTTATCTTAGATTCAGATGCTGCTGGAGTAAGGTACTTAGCTAAAGCCATTAATGACCCACAAATGCTAGTGCAGATGTCGTGGTTTGCTCTTAAAGGACAAGAAGCTATACGTCAAATCTCCGAATATTATAAACATCAGATTACAGAGCAATCCAAAGCCAATTATAAGAAAGGTTATGAGGATGCTAAGGCTGGCAGAGCCTCTAATCCTGCTAAGACTGTAGTTAAAAGACCAGAGCAGCAAACTGGTCGTAAACCTAAAACAACATCTATTTACGATTTAGATTAAAATCCAAATAAATTATTATGATAGTAGCAAATTTCGTAACTAATCGCGCCACTATGGGCGACACTAGAACTTATGAAGACTTCTATAAGTTTCTAGGAACTAAACCAACTAGACTTGGTGTAGTATCAAGACTCTACCCAGAATTGACTGCTTCTTACCTAACAGAATCTTTGAGAAACATCTTCTACATGGATTCTAAATCAAATAACAAGTACAGAAGCATTGACTCAATGTACTTTGAATGGGAAGTTGAAACCAACTACATTAAGAGAGTTGAGTTTGCAGATGTACCAACTGAAACTGGAGAGAACGGAACTGAAATCGTAATGGCTTTCAAAGAGAACTATTACCAGAAGTACGACATCTTCAAGATTGACAAAACAATGCAGCAATGCTTTGTAACCCAGAGACCAGTTCGTAAAGCTGATAATTACTGGGAAGTAACTGTTAGAATTATTGACAACGACTACTCTAGTGTTCTTGACCTTAGCGGATGCCAAATTGGTGACACTACTCGTTTCCAATCTAACGCTATGCCAGAAGCACACGAAGAGGGATATGTTAAATATCAATCTAACATTGAAAGACACAGAGGTTATATTACTACTCACAGATGTGATGACAGTTATACAGCTCTGTATGCTGCACAAGAAGACGTTCTTATTAAAATAGGTGAAGGTAAAGGTAATGGTCAGATGTCTGAAACTATGTACCGCATGGATAAGACTCAATCTAACTTGCTGAAGAACTTCCTATATGTAAGAAACAACGGTTTGCTGTTCAACAAAACTAACGTTGACAAGAATGGTAAACCGACACTGTTCGACCCTGACACTGGTCGTCCTATCTACATTGGTGATGGTATCATCCCACAAGTAGAAAGATTTGCATCTAAATATGCATATAATAAGCTTACTGTGGAAGCATTCACTACTGCTATCGCTATGATGAATGAAAAGAGTGAGAATCCAACTGGTAACAAATATGTACTTATTTGCAATGAGAAAGCTTGGCAAGACGTACAAACTTGTCTATCAGAATGGCTTGCAAGATTCAAAACTTGCGGAACTTATCTGTGGTCTAAGAAAGCTAACGGCTATGTTGACGTTGGTGCTACATTCCAATCTTATGAAATCGGTGGTAACACAATTTCATTCAAGGTTGACCGTACATTCTCTCGTGAATGGGGTAGCGACAAGGGCTTCATGCTAATGTTAGACTTGACTGCTGACAAAGTAAGTGGAGAACCAGCTATTCAAATGTTCACTCTTAAAGGTGGTGACTTCATCTCTAATAAATATCCAGGTGTTGGTGGACTTGATGGTCTAAGCTCAGGTGTAGTTTCTAGCCCTGTAGCAGCTTCTAAACTAATCAACTGGGGTTATTCTGGTGTTGGTGTATTCTCACCATACAGAAGCTTTATTATGAAAGAAGTGTAATTAAATAAGTAGATATTGTGGGGAAGGCATAGACCTTCCTCACATTATTTTACAAGATAGTAATTTATATTAAGTAAATGATTGAAATAATATGGCTAATGAAACAGACAACATAATTGTCTTAAGAAGTGTATTCGGTAAAGTAGGACAAAAGTACTTCCTTAATCCAGTTAGAGACCCACAGACAGGCAGATACCCTGACTGTGTAAGACCAGTAGATAGTAAAGGTGATATGCTATTAAGAGGAGAAGAAGACAAAGGTAAATGCTTAATTGCAGAGAACCGTGTATTTATTATTGAAGACGGTAAAACATTTGACCTTACTGACCCTTGGCAAGCAGCTGAATGGTATTCTATTCAACACTGTCCTATGATTGCTATGTCTCGTGACCAACGTGACAAGAATGGTAATTTAGTGATTGACGGTGACTCTAAGAGATACGGAGGAGCTGAACTTTACGTTGAGAGACCTGGTTATGAAACTAATAAGCGTGTTAATAAGAGACGTCTTATCCATGATGCTGAAGAGTATATCATTAAAGACCCACAAGGTGCTGCTGGTAGACTTAAAATGGCTAAATTGCTTGGACGTAACATGCGTAATGCCCCTGATGCCGACGTAGAAGACTTCTTGATGAACATTGCGTCTAAGGACCCAGAGAAGATTATTAATCTATACACTGGTGATGACATTGCACTTAGACTTCTGTTTATTGATGCTAAAGACAAACGTGTAATATACGTTAAGAACAAAGTATATCTATATAGCGAGAATCAAATACCATTGGGCGCAAGTGATGATGCAGTTATTACTTGGATGAAGAGTCCACAGAATAGAAGAACTCTTGAACTAATTAAGAGGGACACATATCCGGAACTGTATGAACAACCAGAGCCTGATTTTACTAACAAAATAAAAGATGAAGAGACTGAGAAGTCATCTTCAACTGGTAAATATATTAAATAATGACTGCTAGACAGGTTTATGAAGGAACCGCTACTGAAGTAAATAAAGTACAGTCTATGACTCTATTATTAGAGGATTTTAACTACTTCTTTAATAAGGCTATATATCAATATATTAATAAGAGATATAATATATATGATATTAACCAACAGACTACTGACGACATTAGGGTTCTAAAAGCTACAATAGCCCTTCCTGTAACACTTGCTACGTCCGCTTACGGAGACACAGAAGGTCTTGATTCACTATATGGCGCGACGTATGAAGTGGAATTACCTAGTGATTACTTACATTTACTTAATTGTGTATGTGATTTTGAACTAAAGAAGACTTTCAAATGTTATAACGCTGGCTCCAGAGTTCAAGTCGGAGCTAGCCGTTTAACATCTGACGCATGGTCTCAAATCATTCAGAATATCTATATGAGACCTAGCTATAAACGTCCTTATTTTTACATACACAATGTTGACATAAATACTAGCAATCCTACTAACCCGTATGATGCTGTTAATAATCCACATGGTACTGATATTAGTTCTGCTAAGACAGATACTGATACTAATGCTACAGATGTAGCTGGTGGATTGCCAAGAACAATTTCTATTGGTGGTAATGCTGTTACCACAGTGGAAAGAGAAGGACAGATTCGTTTCGGTAATCCTTCTACTGTTAGAATGGAGATACGGTACGGGAAGGACCATACTCTATTTGAGTTAAAGAAAGTATATGTGGACTACCTGAAAGCTCCACAAACTATACGATTGACACAAGAACAGATGGATATGACAGAAGACACATCCCAAATTATGGAATTTCCTGATTACGTGTGTCACGAGATTATTAATGAGCTGGTACATATAATCTTGGAGAACGAAGGTAATCCTAGATTACAAACACATATTCCGATATCAACGTCAGTTGCAAATCCAGCTCAGCAACAGACACAAACCAAATAATTATTTAAATTATGTTTAAGTGGACAAACACATTAATCGTAAATTCTAATTTAGATTCTAGTGGCAAACCAAAATGGTCAGCACAGGCTGAAGACACTGGTAGTGGAGTTGTAGGTAGCTTCGAATTTAAAAGAGTTAACAAATTCCTCAAACCAAACGTAGTAGCAATCTATAAGAAAGAAGCATCAGACCCAGTACTTGGTAAAGTTACTTTCACTATGAGCAATCAAGGTGTAGGTAATTATAGAGTTGCTCTTTACATCAGACTATCTGGAAGCCAGAACTCTTATTACTCAAATGACTTTGTATTCAAAGGTAAACCTTTGATGTATGAATTTGCAATTAAGAATGCAAGTGCTACAGCAGCAGATGTTGCTAAAGAAGCAGCTAGAGTAATTGAGAAGATTCAGACTATCTATGGAGACCACTGGATTAAAGCTAGTGCAAATGGTAACAACCTTGTTATTGAAGGAATGGATGAATATCAACTATTTACTAAAGCTGAAATTCAGAAATTCAATCCGGACTTGAACACTGCTTTAGTTGGTGGAGAGTTTGAAACGATTGCAACAGCACTTCCGGCTGACGACCCAGACTACGATGGACAAAACACTATTGTGAAATCTAAAGAAGGATTCGGTACTTACTGGATGATTCTTAAAGACCTAAGACTTCCGACTATGGAAGCTAGACGCTTTGCTGGTATTAACGAAGAAGAGCTTCCTGTTCCAGGAGCTAAGTATAATGAGTATATTATTAACTATTGCGTTAATAGAGGCATTATGGGCGGAGATGCTGTAGGAGAAGTTACAAGGTCACTTACGACTCATGTATTCTATGTTAAACAAGATTTGGCAGCTGATTTTGAAGCAGCTCTTGCTAAGATAGGTACTATCGGTCAAGAAGTTACTCCAGGTGAAACTGCACAACAAGCTCTAGAAGCTAGTAGTGCTAATGCAGCTGAAATTGCTAAATTGAAGACTGGCAAGGCTAACGTTGCTGATGTTTATACTAAAACAGAAGCAGATGCTAAATTTGAGCCAAAAGCGTAACAACTTAAAACAGTAATTGAAGGCGGGGGCGTCATACGCCTTCGCCTTTATTTATTATAATCATATGGGATATTACGAGAAATTATCGTCAGCCATATATAATGACATAATGAGTGGTCTTAGAGGTTATAGCTCCACTCCAACAATGTCATTAGAACAGTTAGAGGATGATTGCGTTGATGAAAGACTTCAAATTATTAAGGAATATTTTATTAAAGGATTAGTTCCTAAGAAGGACTTACTGATGACTATACCTTGTATAGAAGTTGACTGCAAGAATATTGAAAGGTGTAGATGTAATGCTAGTCCCTGTGACACATTAACTGCTCATTTTGAAATTCCTCAACTTCTTACAGAGTTCGGAGAAGACGGTATAGAATATATAGGAGCTACTGATATGAGTAATCCATTTATATATTATACTAATCCTATCGTAATGAAGTATCATAAATATAGAGTAAGAGGAAAGAATAAACCATACGTGTGGATTGATATAACTCCTAACGAGAACAATATGTACGATTGCTTTGTATTTAATGCTCCATTATTAAAGAAAGTAACAGTAGTGGCAATATTAAAAGACCCTAGACAATTAGATTGGTTCGGATGCTGTGCCCCTGTTGATATTAATAATATGACATTCATTGATGCTGAAATTAAGAAGAGACTAACTGAAAAGAAGATTCGTTATTATAGGCAGCTCGCAGCTCCTGTTTTACCTAATGACCAAGTACCTAAATAATGGAGAATTTTAATTCAGCTTATTATCAAATGAATCTGCTCTATGGAACAGAATTGTCTCCTGAAGAGTTCGAAGAAATTGGACTGATTGCCTGGCATAAGATAGGTAACAGGAGAACTAGATTATACAGGTATGTTACTGATATTCAATGCCCTGACAACACAGTGGATTTACCTTGCAACTGTGACATAATTGAAGCAGTCACTTATGGCTTTGAAGAGTGGAATTATGTTACGAATGACACAGTAAACGGAGATTACTCTTCACAGTTTACTGAAAACTATATAGAATCAAGAAAGCTTTATAGTGACCCTCTCTATATAAGTGGCAAGTATGCCAAATTTGAAAGAGTGGGTGATACTTTGTACTTTGAGAAGAATTATGGACAGGTAAACATTCTCTATAAGGGCATTCTGGTAGATGAGGACGGATTACCTGAAATCAATTATAAAGAGAAAGACGCCATTGCATGTTACTGTGCTTGCACTAAGAGATTTAAAGAAGGTTGGAAGAATCACAACCAGAATATGTTACAGGAAGCACAATTATTGGAACAGAGGTGGTTGAAGCTATGTGATGCAGCCAGAGTTTCAATTCATTTAAGTCAAAATGACATGAATGAAATCTTAGATGCTAAAACTAGTTGGAATAGAAAGATATTTAATAAGTCATATAAGCCCTTAAAATGATATGAATTATGCTTTAGGATATGCCTTTAACATCCATGACATGTTTGCTGGTTTTGATACCAGCAGACTTGACTTGGACAGTAAGACATGTGAGGAATTAATAGGTAATAGACATAAAGAAGTAATTGCTAAGCAAGTGTTTAAATACGCAGTTAAGCTAGTAATTGATGATATTATACATAGAAACAATAGATTTGAGCTTCCAACTTTAGGAAGAAATGCCTGGTTATACATGAAGAGAGTTTCTGGTAATGAATTTACCGAAGCTAGACGATTTGGTAAGTGGAAAGATGTAGACTTTCTAGCTTCTGATTTCTGCGGATATAGAATGGTATTAACTTACAAGAATCAAGAGATACAAAGGGAGAAGATGGCTTATCTAGACCCTGTTAATAAGAACGTAATCACAGAGAATACTAACAATGGAATGCAATACTACTAAGAAGTTTACTGATTATACAGACGAAATAATGAAGGAATTTCCATATCTTAGTAAGCATGACATAGAAATTATTGTTAGATATGGCTGGAGACAAATATACTTCTTAAACCAAAGAGGAGGAGATACAATCCTTAATAGCCATAAATATAAATATTGGTTATATATAGGGGAGTTAACTAAGAATCCTATTAAGCATTTTAGATATTACAGGAGAAAGATGCAGAACAAGTTGAGAGTGATGTATACTAGAAAGAAGATTCAATGGGACGGGTACTACTATGTAGCCTTAACCAATGAAGAATATGAAGAACTACTAGAATCTTTTAATAAGAAAGGCAGGAAGAGGAAATATTACACCTTCAATAATAAGAAGGTGTTTAAGATTCTAGATGAGTGTAAACTATCATTCTCTGGCAGTCCTTGTATTATAAAATTCAAAGGACTTGTAGATTTAGGATTCTCCTATAAGAAAGAAGTACTTAAGTGTGAGTATCCAGAGATAGCGTTCACAAGAGATAGAAATGCTAAGTTTGAAGACATCTTAGTAAGTAACGACAATTATGAATATTTATAACAATGAAACAAGAAGCAACAAATACCTTTGGAGATGGAATGATAATGGACCTAAATCCATTAACCACTCCTAACAATGTACTTACAAGTGCTCTGAATGCTACTATGATTACTTATAATGGTAATGAATTTGTGCTTCAGAATGACATGGGTAATGGTAGAGTTGAAACTGCCTATTTACCTTCAGGCTATGTTCCAGTTGGAATTAAAGAATATGGAGGAATAATATATGTTGCATCATATAACCCTCTTACTAACAAGGGCCAGATTGGCTCATTCCCGTCTCCAGAGCGTAATATTAGTTCTGAAGAAGCTGGTACTCCTCAACAGAATATTAATATTCATGAACTTTTCAAATTTACTCCAAAATCCGGAGCTACCGAGAGCTATCAAAAGGTATCTTTATTTCCTGAAAAGTCTGATACTATCATTCGACCGGGTGATAAATTTATGCTGCAATTCTATCCGCAAGATGGTGTAACATGGAACGACTTAAAGAAAGTTATTACAGATTTTGATAACGATGGCGAGAATAAACTTCTCAAGTTGAGATTAGCAGTTTTGGACTCTAATGGTAACTTAAAGGATATTACTCAACAACTAAAGAGAATGAGCGTAGACGGTAAAGTTGTGGACTCTCCAGAAGGATTCTTTATGAAGATGTTAGATTCTCCTTTGAGTGGAGATATGAATGAAAATGATTTGGAGAACCTTAGAAGTTCTACGTCGGCTTTTAATGTATACAACAATAAGTTGTCGGGAAGCTTGTATATAATAGTGGAGCTTAACACAATAACATCATTTGATGTTGAAGTGTATGGAGCTAAAGCTGAAGAAGTGCCAGTGGAATGGATACCGCCTATATCTGAATATTCTGAACCTATTACTATTCCTGTTGGCAAAGCAGTAATATTGTTTAAGGAAACATTTACATCTGACATTACAGATGGAGGGACCTATTGGAGAGGTGTCATAGCTTCCGTGGCTACATCAGAGGAATCTCAGTCTGATTATTATGTAAAGCAAACCGATATTAATGGAGTATCTACGCTAGTTCTAGAAGATATTAATAATGACTCCATACTAACCTATAAGCTAACTCCAGTCATGGAATATATGCCACTTGCATCTATGTCTAAACAAGGAAGTATAAATATTAGTTTGCTTGGGTCAGGATTAATATCACTAGTTGAATGGAGATATTATAATGATATATCGAATAATGTTCTCACCATCTCCTGGGGAATGGAAACCTATCTGTTAGAAGGTGAAAGCATTTCTAATGTTAGATTCGAATTTAGGGACATAGCTAAGGCATTTGCCCACTCTGACAACATCTATACTTGCAACAGTAGACAGAGCTATCATGGGTCTTTTACTGAATCTCTTAATTATGGGGATTATGTAGATTCGGGTAAATTGTATCTAGTAGATGTAGTCTGTACCATAATCAGTTCAGAAGCTAGTAGAGACGAAATTATAACTAGGAGGTTTCTATACACTTCAACAGTATACAACGAGTTCTTTATGAAAAATGTCCTGGACTTCTCTACTATTCCGTTCCCTGATGTAGATTTAACAGCAGACATCTCTGCTCAACTAATATCTAGAACTACATCTAGTTCTACTGATATGCAGAATCTTACATTTACATTACCAAATGAAATGTTTCCATTTTACTTAAATTATACAGAAGATAAAAATTTGGTGTACACAATAGGTAGAGATTTGTCTATTACTAGCCCCGGTAAGTACCCATTTAAACTAAATGATAGTATATTCTCTGTAAACCTTTCAAACATAAGATACGAGAAGAAGAATGTTATTTACTCTCTTAGCCCAGAATCTACTATAGACTTTGATGATATTCAGAGCAGTGACCATGCATTTACAATGAATACAGAAGCGGAAGTAGGAGATTCGGTAGAAGCTACTTTATTCAAGTATAACAAAAAGACAATTCATCCAAGTATACAGTGTGACTTAAAGGGTGATAATAGATTAGAATATATTATAAGAAACTCTTCTGAAATAAGAGGAAATCATAAGATAGTTCAGCTAAGTGGAACTGTGAACGTATTTGAACCTTTCGTATCTGATACTGGTGAAGCTACTTCTAGATTATTCTCTGTAGACGCTGGTTCACAGAGAATGACAGAATTTACTGGGCATCGGGTGCTTGTATGGCAAGGGTATAACGCAGGAAGTACAGAGAGAGGATACACTGCATTAGAAAGTATGACTTCCCAGTGGAGAGGTTCTGGTAATTTGGGACATAGAGAGACATCAGAAGACCATAGACAATTTGGGATATATCAACAAACTTTGAGCTTAATAGGTAGTTTTTATGGTGGAAACGCACCAGTATTCATATTACAAACTGCTGGAGACCCTATAAACACCAAGACTGATTGGTCTACAGACTTGGTTACCCAGAGAAATGGTAGATGGACCGATTTTGGAATATTATGGTGGAGGACTAACACAGGGGCTTATGCTATTATAAATGCAGTCCAAGGGAAAGGAGATGCCATAATTAGGGAAATGCTTAACACCTTTAAGAGATATTATATATCACAGGATAAGAATCTGTCTGATATGTTTACATATGCTGTCGGAGACTATTGTTATTTGGATTCCTATGATGTGACATATACTAGCAATTACGAGGTTGTATCAAAATGGAAAGACTACAAATTCTCAGTTAGCATAAATAACGTAAACAGAGGATTTAGTAGGGATGTTTTAGAGACGTTAAACCCAGACTTAGCCACTACTCCAGGATGGGAAACTAACATTCCATTATACTCCAAAGAAGAAATCGATACTAAACTTACCACTCTAGTATTTGAAGAGGGAGCTCCTACGTCTAGTACGCTGGTATCTAAATTCAGCACCCCTTCCGTTCCAGACAGTATCATTACTTACTATGATAACTCTGCCCAGTCCATAGTCAGAGCAGTTGAGAACACTAGTTTAAGTCCGTCTAAAATATACGAATTAGAGAATGGAGAACTTGTAGCCCAAAAGACTAATTTAGGAAGACTTGTTCTGGCTAGGGTTAATGGTAAAAATACTATATTATATAATCATGGAGATTTCATTACTGCTGATACTGAAGCGCCTTACATAGACGGAGGAGCTAGTGATAAAGATGGACGTATACCTTTCCAATGGCAGTATCCTCAGTTCCAGACTGTTACTAATAATACGTTTGGAATAAATTCAGGAGGTATTCAATTAGTTTATTGGTAATGAGAATTAATCATAAAGACAGTTCAGAATTTATAAAAGAATGGCAATATGTACTAGACAATAAGAAATTGTCCCTGTACTATCTCTTAAACCAAATACGACCTAAGGGTAAGATAGTTTATGAGTATAATCCATTTCGAAATTTGAGATTATCACAACCAATGGATTCTTCTGGCTTAAGGCCAGGGGAACCTGGGTATAATTCAGAAGATGAAAACTTGCTAGAGCCAGGTACATTAGTTGACATGGATACTGAATTGCTTAGTTTTAGTCTGAATCATCCCGTATCTATGATAGCCCAACCTTCTTACGACGGCTCAGTAAATTTAGTACTAAATGACAATTACAGTAAACCCAAATTAATAAATTCAAGGTTTACTGTTAGGGAAAATAACACTTATGAAATAATAGATAGAGTAGGAAATAATGACGTTAATCTATATGATGAATCACAATTTGACTCTGACACTTCTTTGTATAAACGTGTTACTAGTATACCTACGATAGAATTTTTAGGAATTACTTATAATGGAGTTATGCCAGTAGGTAATTACACCTTTTATTTTAAATTAAGTGATTTAGATGGTAACGAGACTGATTTCGTTGGAGAATCCGGAATGGTCTCATGCTATATAGGTAACTTAAATTCCCCTAGCTCAATTAGAGGAGGTACAAGAGATGAAAGTTCTGGTAAGGAAGTATTGTTTCAGCTAACCAATGTAGATACTAGTTATGATTATGTTAAGGTATATTACACTAGAAATAGTTCAGCAGTTGATGGTCAAAGAATAGTTTCAGCGGCAAGAATAGAACAGAAATATCCTGTAGTTAATGGAATATCTAATATTAATGTAACTGGAAATGAACAAATTACTGAAATACCTATAACTGACATTAATACTAAATACTTTGTCGTAGATAGAGCTAAAGCACAAGCTGCGTGTCAAAACATGTTATTTTTAGGAAATGTGTCTAAGCCAGATATGCTATATTCAGACCTACAGGACTTAAGCTTAAGAATACTGCCATATTATATAAGTAACAAAGCTAGAGATTTTATAGGAAGTACTGACTTTGCCTACGCTGATGATTCCTCCAGTGATAATAAATATGAGTATTACAATGTGTTTAACATTTATAATAGAACTGGATACTGGAACGAAGAAATATATAGACTTGGAATAGTTTATATTATGCCAGACGACACTCTATCCCCAGTGTTTAACATAAGAGGACGTGATGGAATACCTTCTGACAAAGAACTATCAGACTTGTTGAATATTTATTCTGATGATAACTACTCTATAGAAGTAAATGGAGAAAGAGAACATATAAAATATGATGAGAATACATATCTGTTAAATACAGGTTCTTTAGAGAACGTTAAGGGTGTTGTAAGAATAAAAGATACTTCTGGGGTATTGAATGTGTACGGTATCGGAGTAGGCATTCCTACTCAAGTGTTGGAATATTTATCAAATAAAGTTAAGGGATTCTTTCTAGTAAGACAGAAGAGGATACCTACTATTCTATGTCAAGCACTGACAATGGGCTTCGATAAGTACAGTAATTTGCCCTTAATTAAATATAACAATAATTATATAATAGAAAGCTTCTTAAATAGCTCTGGGTACTTAACCCAGGAGTATTTGCAAAGACTTATTACAGTAGGATACAATACCTCTAATGAGACCGCTATATGCCCAGAATATGAATTGAGACAATCTTACTTCAACAACTTGTTCACAGGAACTGACTTCCCGGTGCGAGCTGCGACAGTTCAAACTAACAAGATGCTCTACAGAAATCCGTATAATGACAGGCAATATTATTTAGATTCCCCATCAGTAAAATCCAACAATTCTCAATACTCTACGGTGCAGGTAACTGGAATACCAGACAATACTCCAATTGTAAAATCTGAATCTAACAATACTTTTAGAGCAAGAGCAGGAGAAGCAGAAGAAGGTTGGAAGTTCAGAACTATAGAACGGAAATCTGATTTGGATATAGACAATGGGGCTAATAGGGCAATTAGAGGTGTCTTCGGGTCTTATATAGGTATTAGTAAGTACAATGGGGATGCTAACACTATTATTAATATTTATGTGCCTGGATATAATGAAGGGCAAATGTCAGCATACTTCAAGATAAGATATGAAGATGCCTCGGCATATTACGCTGTAAGTGACAGATTTGGAGTGGTGGACGCTATTGACACCAGTGATATATTTACTTCTAATTCTGTTCAGTTTATAACAGAGAAATTTTATAGAGGAGATTGTTATATTTGTAATTATACACACAGAGTTAATAGGAATTTCTCGGACCCGGATGCCCCTACCAACGATGAGATTGTAGATGACAAGACCTTTAGAGATAACTATGATAAGGACAATAAAGAGAATTTAGCTAAAATAAATAGAGGTGATGTGAATGCTATTCAGCTAGGCAGCTGGGTAACATTCAAGGTATGTGCTAGCAGTAACCTATCATTACGTGATGTAGATAAGTCATATCCTACAGAAGAAGGATTGTACGGTACAGCCAGAACGTTCTATCCCCTGAGCGAGATGTCCGTGGATGGTGCATTTAAATTACCAGAGTCTTCTGTAATAAACGGAGGTTATGGGATAACAACATCTGAAAGACTCAATTTTAGAGCACCAGATGTTCCCTACATTAAGAACGTATATCAGACTAGAATACTATATTCAGATGTGGCAGTTACTGATTCATTTAAAAATGGATATAGAGTATTTCAGTTAACCCATTACAGAGACTATCCAAGTACTTATGGAGGAATTATGAAACTAGTTGAATTGTTTGGTAATATTCTCTGCATATTCGAACACGGAATAGCTTTAATTCCAGTTAATGAACGTGCCGTAGCAGGTGAAGGTTCGGGTGGAAATGTCTTCATTAACACCTCTAATGTGCTTCCAGAGAATCCAAAAATGCTGTCAGATACCTATGGTACTCAGTGGCCGGAAAGTGTCGTACAGACCCCATATTTCGTTTATGGAGTGGATACAGTTGGAAAGAAGATTTGGAGAACTAATGGAGACCAGTTTGAAATTATATCTGATTTTAAGATACAGGAGTTCTTAAATGAGAATATTACACTAAGTGAAAGAGAGCTTACCCCGGTAGTAGGTGTTAGAAACGTTAAGGGTCATTATAATGCATTCAAACAAGATGTTATGTTCACTTTCTATGATAATTTATATGGATTTGAAGAGAAGGCTTGGAACATCTGTTATAATGAGGTTATGCAGAAGTTTGTAACATTTTACTCTTGGATTCCTTCCTATTCAGCTAACATTGACAACATTCATTTTAGCTTTAATAGAGATACCTCTAAATGGATTAGTAAGCTTGGAACTAGTAGTGCTGTATCTAGTAGTGCGGATGGTGTGGTGCTTGACAACGTAGTATTTACTAAAGACAAAATGTCTGCAAACATAGTAGGCTTAGTCAATCGACCTATGCCAAATGAAGAAGGCACAGGACTTCCAACAGTAGATATTAAATATAGTCTTGAGAAGGATAACTTTGGTAATAGAGATAAGTTTGACTTAACCGAAGGAGTACTATCTTTCAATGGAACTTACGAAGAATTAACTAGTAAGACTGTGTGGCAATTAAATATTAGAGCTGATGTTACAATAGGAGATTATGAAGGAACAGACACATCTATTAAGCAATATGTATCTGGGTGGAAAGAATTTACTGAAACTAACGCTGGATATTATCAATCAGTAGTTGCTGTTACTTCTGATGCTGTAATTAATAATCCATTGCTAACCGAAGATGATAAGAAATTACCTAACTTAACAACAGACTTCTGGAAACATGGTCAGTCTGGAATCATTGATATTAAGGACAAGATTAAACCATGTTATTGGTATGGTAAGCAGCATCCATTTGAATATGAATTTGTAGTAGTTGACAACCCAGCTACACATAAAATATTCGAGAATCTACAAATTGTAAGTAACAAGGCTGTTCCGGACTCATTCCATTATGAAGTAGTAGGTGAGAGCTATGAGTTCCATGAGGACAAGAAGAACATGTATATAAGACAAGAAGCTACTAAAGACTTCTATCAATATAATGGTTCTGATATACTGTACAACAGGAATTTCTTAGACCTAAGAGGTAAGCAAAGAGACATTCTTAGAAACTGGAAACCCACTGGACAGAAAGTGAAATCTACAATGTTCCCATTATACTATGCTAGAGTAGATACATTTAATGAGATTGAGGATTACTACAAAGGTAAGACTGCTCCTAATAAGGATTATGTTAATCTATCAGGTTCTGAAATAGTTTATAATGAGAAGCTAGATGAGTTTAGAGTCTGGACTCATGCTAAGGCTGCTGATATTAAAGACCCAAGAATTGGAAGATTAAGAGGAAATATGAATTATCAAGGAGATGTTTGGAATATTCAAATTAATCCTATTATCTTTGTACAGCGAAACGAGCCAGCATGGAATACAGCAAAACTTACTAAGGAAACTATAGATAAGGTTCCTATCTCTGTAGGTAATTCTCCTATACCAAACGACTTAAAAGGATTTGATATAACTTCAGAAACTCCTGTGGAAGACTATATGCCTCAAGATTTAATAGACTTAGGATATGGACCTGAAGATATAGACACATCTGATTGGTGGAGTGGTAGGAAGGAAGCAAGACTTAGAGACAAATACATCAAGATTAGAGTAAGATATACTGGCGAAGAGTTAGCAATAATAACAGCATTAAAGACATTATATACAATAAGTTATGCGTAAAATTATGAAATTCCAATGGGGAAATTCGCTATTAAGACAAGGTATGGGGAGTATAACTCCCCTACAGTCTAGTAGCGACCTCTATACAGCAATGACTGGATTACAATCCGCTAACTTCGATAAATTCTCTCCCGCCAATAATCCTTTATTACAAGCTGGTGCGGCTAGTGGTGACATGGCTTCTAAGGCATTACTAATGAATGCTAATACTAATAAAGCTGTCAATGGATTATCTAAATCAGCTGCTAATATGGCAACTGGAACTGCTGGAAGTACTGTTAAACCTGGTGGAGGGCTGTTTAGTAAAGCAAATATCGGTAACACCATGTCTAAGGCAGGAGGCTATGCTGATATGATTGGCAGTTTTATTCCGAAGAAGGAGCAATCAGCACTTACTACTGGCTTAAATCAGGGATATGATGCAGCAGCTAATATGATTTCTAGTGTACCTGGAGTAGGAACTATCGTTGGAGGGGCAATGAAGATTGGTGGTATGTTGTCAGATGGACTTACAGCTTTAGGAGTAGGAACCGACCAAATGACTACTACTGATAAGATTCTTGATAGTAAATTTATGAAGTTAACTCCAATGGGGTTAGTAAATGCTTTCGGAGCTAAGAAGGCTGATACTATTTATAAAGATAACGAAACCTGGGAACAGCAAGGTTCAGCTTATGGAGGTTCAATGGCTAAGGTAGATGATGCTCTCACCAAAAGTGGTAAGAAGTACGGAGCCTTCAGTGGTAAGGCTAGACGTAAAGCTAATGCACAAATAGCAGAAGCTAAACGGCAGCAGAATTTGGTATCTGATATTAATCAAGAAGCACAAGATGCATTTGCAGCTTCTAATTATAGTGGAATTGGTCTTAGAAACGAACTAGCACTTAGTGGAGGTTATAGAAATATGGCAGTTGGTAGAAACGGAATGAAGATACTAGATGCTGAATCACAATGGGCTAGAGAAGTTCTTAATAAAGCTAGAGAAGTTAATAAGCTTCAAAAGGGAGGTAAGGTAGACGGAATTACAGGAGCGGCTCCTAAGATAACATTTGAGTCTTGGTATGAAACTGTTCCTTCTGATAGAAACGATACTACTTCATATAATCTTAGAAGGGCCTTTGAGTTAGCTCCTAAGGAGGAATTAGAGGCCTGGAGAACATCTAGTGTAGAAGATTTAAGGAATGGGAAGAATCACCTAAACTCTGTCTATCTAAATCCTAAAACAGGTATCTATGAATTTATGAAGGCTAAGAATCATCCAACTCTTAAATATGAATTAGAGTGGTATAATTCTAAAGACCCAGAAGCAATAAAGTTCAGAAACGCTTATGATTTAGATATGTCTGGAGATTATTATAAATATGTTCCAAAGAAGTTCGCAGAGGGAGGTACAGTCAATGTAATTCCAGACGGAGCATTACATGCACACAAGCATCATTTGGAGGATATTAGTCCAGAGTATGAACAAGTAACTAGTAAAGGAATACCTGTAGTAACGGAAGAGGAAGGTGGTAAATTGAAGCAACATGCTGAAATTGAGCGTAATGAAATCATCTTCAGGTTAGAAGTTACTAAGAAACTAGAAGAACTTATGAAGGACGGAAGCGATGACGCGGCTATAGAAGCTGGCAAATTACTTGCGCATGAAATTATTAATAACACTGTTGACAATACAGGTCTAATGGAGGTAGTAGAATGAGAATAGAAATTGGCGATAAGAAGTATAATGTAGAGGTAGCTCAAACAGATGAGGAGAAGACCAAAGGATTGCAAGGCAAGAAAGAGCTTGCTGAAGATGAAGGTATGCTGTTCATATATGATGAACCTCAAACGGTTGGTTTCTGGATGCAAGATACTGACATTCCACTTGATATAATATTTATTGACGAAGATTTTGAAGTAATATCAGTTTATAAGGGACAACCGCACGATGAAACTATTGCTGAAGAAGACGATGTGCAGTTTGTATTAGAAGTAAATCAAGGTTCTGGAATTAAGGAAGGAGATGAGCTTGACATAGATGACGATGATGAAGTACCAACTATGAAGGTTATAGCTCCCGATGGTTCCACTCAAATGGAATTAAATGGAGGAGAGAGAATCTTTAGTAGAAAGAATACTAAAACTCTTATTCGTATGGCTAAGAGAGCAGATAAATCTAAGGCAGATAGAGATTATAAGGCACTCGGGAAGAAGATGTTTACCTATTTAAAACAGCAAGATGAACGTGAGCCTGAATATGTGGAGGCTCCTGAAAAGTAACCATAGTATTTTAATATAATTACTATCTACATTAATGTAAATAACAATAGTAATGGTTAGCTTTGATATGTCTAATTTAGTCACTAAATTTGTAGTCAAATATAATGTTATGGGTAAGTACTTAACACAAGAAGAAGTCATAACCAGGCTGACAAACACATTTGGTGATAAATTAGACATATCTAAAGTTAAATATATAGATGCTAAAACCAAAGTTAAAGTTAAATGCAACGTATGCTCTCATGAGTTTGAAGCTAAACCACTTCATTTGTTCAACGGGCATGGATGTCCCAAATGTGCCAGAGCACTTGTAGGAAAGAAATGCAGAAATAGTACTGATAAGTTTATAGAGAAAGCTAATGAAGTACATAATTATAAATATGACTACTCTAAAGTTACATATGTTACTAATAGAGTTAATGTCTGTATAGTATGCCCCATTCATGGTGAGTTCTACCAGACTCCTCACTCACACTTATCAGGTAATGGTTGCCCAAAATGCTTGTACAAGTCACAATACAAGCTATATAGTAGGTTATGTAATGAATTTCCAGATTTGGAAATATTATATGAATATAGTCCTGATTGGCTAGGTAAGCAAAGATTTGACATCTACATACCTAAATATAATATTGCTATAGAATATAATGGGGAGCAGCATTATAAACCTATAGCTAGGTTTGGAGGAGTACTTGGATATAATAAAACTGTTGAAAGAGACAGTTATAAACTAGAGAAATGTAAAGCTAATAACTGTAAGTTGTATGTTTTAAGGTATGATTATAAGAACGATGACTTGCAAGAGATAATAAACACAATTCAATCTTTAAATTAACATAATTATGAAAATTCAAAGTAAAGTAGCTAGATTTATGCAACAAGGTGGTGCAGCTCCTGTACCACAAGACCCCGCAGCAGGAGGCGCACCTGCTGAAGGAGCACCAATGGAAGGCGGAGCACCGGAAGGAGCACAAGCAGGTAATCCTATGGAACAGATTCTTCAAGTGGCAGCACAGGCAGTGCAAACAGGTAACTGCGAAGCAGCTCTAGCTGTATGTCAGACTCTTATGTCGGCAGCACAGGGAGGTATGGGACCTGGAGAAGCTCCTCAAGAGGAACCAACCTTTGCAAGAAATGGTTCTAAACTTAGAAGAGTTAGATAATCATTTAACAAGTTAGAAAGGGGCATATATCAAACAGTATATGTCCCTTTCTTAGTTTATAATACGATATGTCACAAGCAATAAGAAAGTATCAAACTGGTGGCAAGTCCTCACAAGAACCAGAGCTGTTTGAGTGGAAAGATGTTAACAAATATAACAAATCAGATTTAGTATCTGGCTTATATAGAAACATTGACACCTATATACAGAATAACGGACTAAAAGGGGACAAAGCTGACCAATTCAGAAAGGCTGCTGGTCAATTCATAGAGGGTCTTAAGTCCGGGACTGTGACTATGAATGGAGACGGAACCTTTACAGATGCTTCTGGGCAAATGAGTAGTACTGGTAAATATGACAAGAAATTTCTAGGATTAGGTACTAAGAATACAGAGAATAATGCATTCAACAGAGTTGGTGATTATGCATTAAGCTATATTAAAGGTATGAGTCCCTATAAGGCACAGGTTGAAGAGAAACCTCAAACTAAGGCAGCTCCAATTTCATTTAAACAAAGACTAGCTAATATAGCTATGGGAGGAAACTGGGATGATAGTCTATGGAGGAAGTTTAATTCACAAGACCGCTTAGGATTCCTAAGACAAGCAATACAATCTAGTCATAATGATTTCATTAATAATCCAGAAGCAGAATATAACAAAGATGTATTCGGAACTAGAGAGAATTGGATAGAGAGAAGCTCTAATCTATTAAAAGCTCTAGAAGACAATAAATATGACCCTGAAGACCTAAAATTCTCTGCCGCTATGGGCTATGGGGATTTAGGTACTTATTTAAATGATGAAGTTCAGCAACAGCCTACTCAAGGCTTACAGAGACCTGAAGGAATAGACGATGATGAATGGGCTAAAATGCAAGAAGCATATAAAGTTAGACAAGCTAGGGATAAGGAAGCTAGAATGCAGTCTTATGAAGACGTTATTAATCCTAAGCCTACTGACGAAGAAATATACGAAGAGCAGAGAAGAAAGTTCATTGATTTAGGAGATTCTAATCTATCTAAATATAATAAGATAGATGTATTGCCAGAAGTGCGTCCATACGATTTTGATGCTGCATTTGAATCGAGAGCTGGAGATGCCAATTCTCCATGGGACCTTAAACATTTCTTTGCATCCTATAATACTAACCCAAATGCAGTCGTAGATGGGTCGATTATAAAAGATGTATATAATAAAAATGTAAGACACATTAATGACGTCTTATATTATGTTCCTGATACTACTAATGCCCAGAATCTATCTAATAATTTGGATTACTGGATTAGAGAGCAGGAGAGACGTGGACAAGAAGTAGAACGACTTCCTTCTGGAGAATATGTAATTCCTCACACTTATGACGCAGCTACTGGGCTCATAAGAGTGTACGATAGAAACAAAAGGACTTTAAGGTATATACAGGCCCATAGTACAAAAACTGGTCGGGGATTGTTTGAATCTAATTATAATGAGTCTAATAAGGATAAGTATGCTAAATGGAGTAAAGCAGATGGCGGAGTTATTAAAGCGCAACAAGGTGCGTCTTTAGGATATGACTCGAAAGCTGAACGTGCCGCAGTTCATGAATGGTATAAACAACAGCAACAAGCTAATAATGCAGCTAAAGTAGAACAGGCTGTGGCGTCTGGTAAATCTCCTCAACAGGCTACTAACGATTCTAAACCACATACTCAATGGTCTAAAGCGGATATAACTAGAATGGGAGCTTTAATGGGCGACGTTACTAGCTTATTAGTTAGCTTGACTGGAGTTGGTTCTGTAGCGTCAGCTGGTATTGGAGCTGCATCTACTGCTGCAAATCAAGCAGCTGATATGATGGAAGGTCAAGGCTTCTTTCAATCCCTAGGTAATAACATGGGAAGTTATGCACTAGATGCATTGTCCCTCATTCCTTTTGCTAAAGCTGCTAAAGTTCCAAAGATTATTAAGAATGTTAGTAGGTTTGCTCCATTAATGACAACTGCTTTGGCAACTTACCAAGGACTATCAAATGGAGGAGAATATATTAATACTTGGAATAAAGTAAAGAAAGGAGAGTCTTTAACTGTAGGTGATTGGAGAAACATTCTAAATTCTATGCAAGTAGTACTAGGAGGAGCAGCTGCTACTCATAGAGCTTCTAAAGGAAAGTCTCATGTGGAAGCTGCTAAATCTGCTGATACTGTATGGATGAAGACTCCACAGGGTTGGAGAAAGGTAAACTCTAACATTGCTAAACAAGTTGAAGCCGCTACTAGTATTGACGCACAGAATAAACTACTTAAAGATACTGGTATCAGACTTGAGGAAGCTAAGTCTTGGGGAGGTTTTGGTAAAGGTAAAGGTGTTGCTAAGGTTGAAACTACTCCTTATTATGACTTTAGTAAACCAGTGACTACATATTCTGGAGACTTACCTCTACAGCACACATTTGGGCCTGGAGAACAGTGGATAGGTACATTCAATCCTATTAGCTTGAAGATTCCGGGAGTCAGAAATGCTTATAATAGAGTCGTACATCCTCAAGCTTATAAAAGAGCTAGAAATGCTAAAAGTGCTAAAGGTAAGAATCAAAGTACAGTTAAGCCTTCAGAGCTGTTGGCGTTACCTGCCCCTAATCAAGTAACTCCGTCTAACAGGGTATTTTACATGGGAGATGGTAAGTCAAGACAAGTTGTAGACATTACTGACCCAAACAAGCTGGCACAAACTAGAGCCACAGGAGATAGAAACAGACGTAATGAAGCTATTAGGAATGAAAGGCTTAATAAGCAGGCTGAAGCTAGAGAAGCTCAAAAAGCTAGAAATGAAGCTTTGACTGCATGGGCTACTAATCAACCTTCACCTAAACAACCATTAGCTGGAGCAGCCAGAGCTAATAAGGAAAGGACTTACAGAGAAGTATTCCAACCAGTAGCTGAACGTGAGTACAATAAAGTATGGGATGAAGCAGTTAAGAATAAAAAGGATTTTGGATATGAGGATATGACTCCTAGAAGAAACATATACGCTCCACCAACTCCAACTGAAATTACTGTTACTCCTACTAATACGATTACCGATAAGAATGCCAGATACTTATGGGAATTAGTTAATCCGCCCAAACGTAGTACTGCTCATGTTAAAAGAGAACTTCCTAAGAAGCAATCTAAACCTAAGACTAAGAAGAAGTCTAAGGATGACAGAGTTACTAAGAAAGCTAATGGAGGAGTACTAATTCCTAAATATCAAGGAGGTAAAGGTATACGTAATGTACAATCTGCTAGCGACTTAAGTTGGAATAAGGATATATTAGGAAGTAGTGGTTATAATAGTACTCTTGGCATGATTACTCCAAGTAACGCTTGGAATTATAATGATATGCAAAGGGAGTATAGTACTTTAGGATTTGGTCCAAACAAACCTGGAGCGGTTAGATTACCATACAGTGATAAGGTGGCTAGCTATCAAACTGACTTTAATGTTAATACTAATATTAACACTGGAACTATAGCTGGCTTAGAAAGCTCTGGAAGAATCAAAGGTAGGGGAGGAAGTTCTGATAATAATGCACAAGGGTACGTTGCTGATGGTTACGCAGGAGATAAAACTTGGTTAAGACATCTAGGAACTAACAATATCAGTGCTGACAATCTAGCTAAAGTTAGAGCTGGAGTTAATGATAATATTGATGTTATTAAGAACTTAAATACTGGAATGCTAAACTTTATGCCTAAAGCTAAGGCAGCAGGCATTACTAGTGGAAATCCACAACCAGCTATGCCAACTAAACTAGAATCTCCAGTTCCAGCTATGGGTAGTAATCCTACTAAGAAGCAAATTAGAGATGCTAAAAGGTCACAGAAAGCTGCCGGAGACGGTACTGTACGCGGAGCAGCTGGAGGTGAAAAGAAAGGTTTAGGAGGTTTTAGTGTATTGCCAGAGGATGTGATAGCATTAGGCAGAATGGTTGGAGGATTGGCAACTAATAACAAGAACAGTACAAAGCTGGACTAAAACCATTGCTAATAGATACATATGAGAACACTGTACCCATTACTGGTAACTACTTTGCTAAAGCATCTGCTGATAGGCAAGCTTCTAATTTGACATCTCTTGCCGCTAGACCTAGAACTTCTGATGCATCGCTTCAGCTTGCTGGAGAATTAGAAGCACAGAACAAAGCTGGTGATATAAGATTCCAAGGAGATATGGCTGATGCTGATATGTTCTATAAGACAAGAATGATGGCTCAACAAGAGTCAGATGCTGCTAAGGCTAGAAGAACTGATGTTGCCAATAGAAATAGAGCTTCAATGCTACAAATTGATGCTGCTAAGGCGCAAATTGATTCTGCTAAGACTACAGCTAATTATCAGCAAGTTATTAATCCTTACCTATCTGGTATTGAAAATCAATTCAGACAGAATAGAGCAGCTCGTAAACAATACGATGCTGAATCTTATAGGCAGGGGTTACTATCTACAATGCAGCCACAATATGATGCAGCAGTTCAAGCTGGGGATACAGCTAAACAGCAACAATTATTAAGACAGTACAATACAGATATGCTTAATTATTCTAGAAATAATGTTGGAATGCCTTGGATGTTCCAAAGAACTACTCCTTCTCCTAATACCCCATATACTTATGCTAAGGGTGGAAGGTTGACAGCCCAGGAAAGGATTATAATTCAAAGAGCTAAGGATTTCAACAGAAGAATGCTAGCAGATAATAAGCAATTCCATAAAGACATAATGGCAGCGAAGAAGCAACATGCTGATATGATTAAACATATGTCTTCATTAACTTCTGAACTAATTAAGAAAGGAATGTCATGGAAATAATAAATAAAATACAGAAGCTACAGGGCGGGGGTATTCCCGCCTTTGTTAGCTATACTAACGTTCCTCAACCGCAACCTACGGCTCCCTATGTTGAAGGAGCAATGAGCAGCAATGCAGAAGCAGATAAGAATACAATAGGAGGTATAGATAAATCATTGATTACTGCTCTGTATAAAGAGGGTCTTATTAGCGACACTGATGCAGTGGCTGAAGAAATAGGTAATCTATTCAGTAGTCAGAACAACCCATTCAATCCAAATCAAACTGCCACAGCTTATAGAAGAACTCTTCAACTAATGGCAAGACTTAGAGAGGGCAAAACTCAACTAAAAGATGCTATAGCAGAGTCACAGAAGAATGGCTCCTTTGGTGAAATGGCGATTACTACTGACGGTAGATATTATGTAATGGGAGAGGACGGAATTACTACTAAAGCAACTCTAGAGCAAGGTGATAGAGTTCTTACTAATGCAGACCTGGCTGACCTACGAGCTAATAAATTGCCGTATGCTAATAATATATCAACTGTAATTGCTAATGGAGTCAGCATGGATAGTATTAATAAGACAGTATGGGACCTCATTGGTAAAATAGGTAAGGATAGCACTTCTAAAGAGTTCTTTAAAACTAAGAAAGGTAAAGATATAAAGGAGGGAATAGACGAATTACTAGCTGCTGGACAGGACGGAGTGTATAAAATTACAGAAAGTAATACTGACCAATCAAAGAAGGCTAGAGTAGCTCTTACTTACTTGCTGTCTACCATGCCTAATAATGCAAAGGCTTTACTAAGAGGTAAGGCTGCATTGTCTGGATTGGACCCTACTAAAGGTGCGTATGAATTACTGGCTGGTATGATTTCATCTGGAATTGATTCTGACTATTCTATTAAAGTAGATTATGATAAGAATGCCACAGAGGGAGCATCTGAATCTGGCTCTAAATCTAATAAGACTATGCAGATTAAACCTATTATGTCTTATTACATGGGGGAGAATGGAGATGCTGGTAAATACATACTTAATCCCGGACAAGGTTACCAAATGGAAGCGGATGCTGTATTTTATGGTACACCACAAGGACAAGACGGTAACTTAGTTGCTAAAGGCTCATTAGAGTCATTACTAATGTCTGGAATTGGAGGTATTGTTGACAGCAATAGCATTCATTTAGGCAATCAGAAAGTTGATTCTTCTAAATTTGGGCAGGTGCTGTATGACGGAACTCAACTTGCAAGGGCAGTTCTACCATACACATATGACCAAAACGGCAGTATAGCTCCAGACTTTGAACTTATGCCTAGATTCATCGAAGCTCAAAAAGAAATAGAATCCAGAGGAGCTAATATAAGTGCTGATGAAGTGCAGAGCATACTTATGAAGCATGACTTAGAAGGATATATGGTGCAAGATGCTAACGGAAGACTAGTTTGGGACAAATCTAAATTCCGTCCTTTCTTAATGACTAACGTATATGCTAGCGGGGAAGACCCATGGTTTGGCAGCAAGAAAGGTGCAATTGATGTAGATAGGGCAGGGGAAGGTTATATGACTAATATCAGAAGTATGCCTAATGTTGACCCTGATGATATAGAGAACTTATTTAAAGGAACACTTGGAATGAAACCTTATGATGACATATATAGAACAGTTGCTTATATGCCACTAAGAGAGAGTGCTGGATTAGCTCTTAACGTCGCTGGCGAGAATCCTACTGTACCTGCTGACTGGGGAGATATGACAATCCTAAAGGGAAGGGCAGCTAGAGCAGCTAAATTAGACTCATTTATGACTCCAAGTACATCTAAAATATTAAATAATTGATATGAATGATATAAAGAAACCTAATGATTGGTTTGTAGCTCAATTAGAGAATCCTTCATTTACTATGGACAATTTTAGAGATGTGGGATTAACAGCTGATAATACTGGATTACTAGATAAGAATACTTACAGGAATAGTAAGTTTGTCCAAGAAATGTTTAAGGATGAGAATGGTAAGTTTAATGAAGTGGCATTTAACCAAAAGTATGATAGTGCTGCATTTACTTATCAGAAGTTTGCCAATGACCAATTCGAGGATACAATCATGGAGGACGTTGATTGGGACCCATACTCTCAATTAAAACCTAATGATGCAGAGGATAAACCTATTAATTTTAATGTTAGAAGGGTACTTAATCCTGATAGATTGAAGACTGGTGTGTCACAAATAGGACGCACAGATAATAGAGAATGGACAGCATCAGAACTAGCACAAACACAGAAGGTATTTAACTACGAAACTGGTAAGTATGAAGACTATACTCCTAATGATAATGTTCTATTTGGCAGCCCATTAGGTTTCTTGAAATCACTTTCAGAACCTTTAGTACTTGCCCAATGGGATTCAGACGGAGAGCATAAAGACCCATACTCTGGCAGAATAGTTAAGCATAGTAAAGGTGACCTTAAATACAATGACGAAGGAACCTACTACTATGAGACACTAGCCGGAAGAGAAGCTTATGGTCGTAAGTTTAAATCTATGTTTGACAGTTTTACAGTAGACGGTTCTGCTGCTAATAAATATGACTTCTTTGATTCTGACGGACTTGATAAGTCTGTTACTGGTACTGTTATGAAGACAGTGACTTCACTAGCACCTTTATTTGTACCTTATGTGAATTTGGTATATGGAGGAGCTATGATTGGTGCCCAGTTAATGGATATATTGCCTACTATTTATAAATCTACTCTAGGATTAAATGAGGATACTCCCACAGCTAATCTAATACAAGGTATAGGTAGAACATTTAAAGGCTCTAAATCAGAATACTCTCAAGGTAAATTGATGTCAGCAGAGAATTTCTTTGATTTAGTAACCGATGTGGCATTACAGTGGGGACAGCAAAGAACTATCTTC